TTTTTATTTAGTTGAATTCTATTTTTTCCAGATTCTTTAGTTATTTTTACATATTCTTTATCCGCATTTTTAACAGCTTGCTTATATTCCTTCTTTAAACTTTTATAACCTTCCTTAGTATAACGTCTTTCCAAACCTTCAGATGTATAAGTACCATCTTCATTCTGAAAACGCCTTACACCCCATTTCTGGCCTTGAATACCATAATGGATTAGGTATGAAGGATAATCACTCATACAAATGCCTCCCTGTTTGCTTTATAAGCAACATAGGCATCCATCAATGCAGCAACATTATCGATCTTCTCGTCATGTCTCTGCTTAAATAGCTTTCTGTTGCCATTTGTATCCTCTAATGTGATACAGTTTCCCATTGTGTAACTCATAATCTCTTGATCAAAGATTAACAATCTTTCTTCTGAAAGTTTCTTAATTTCACCAAGAGGAACTGACTCTGTTCTAGCGCCCTGAATAACTTTAGTAACACCGAATGCTCCATTCTCTGCGGACCAACGTTCTACAAATCCTTGAGCATTATATGGGTCAAATCCAAAGCATCGGACATCATAAGAACTGTCATTAATAAACTTGTCTAAGTCGTCATAAACTTCCATCATATCGAGAACAGTACCTTCAAGTATTATAAGAGTACCTTCCTCAATAAACTCTTCGTACTTTAACCTTAATGCTGCTGGAAGTTTACTAAGTGTAAGAGATGTTATATAACTTCTTGCCTTAATTCCGAATCTTTCTCTGCTTAAAGGAAATAGGAATGTAAATGCACAGAAGTCGTCACCCTGTGAAAGGTCCGCTCCAAGTGCACAAGGAAGTGACCAGAATTCTTGCTTTCTATGAGGTTTAGTTTCTTCATAAGTAAAGAAGTATGTGTAGCCCTCCATAGGAATATTAAATCTCTTTGCAAGAATGTCATTTCTTGTAGATGGAGCTTGTTCGGCTCTCTCAACATCTAATTGATAGGTTTCATATGTAACCGTCTTACCAAGATTCGGGTTAGCCTTAATCCACATTGAAGGGTCGTTTATCTCCTTAATGTCGTCAAGTGTATAATACCAAATCGATACATGCGGATTTACATATTGGCCTTTAAGGATGTCAAGTAATTCCATTTTGATGGTATCTCCAGGACCATTTCTTACAGTACCTTCCGATGAGGTTGCAATGATAAGGTAATCATCCAACTTAGATGCACCCTGCTCAATACAGCCAATAACATCTTCCTTAATATCGCCAGAAAGCCACTCATCTACCGTTGCTATCTTACATCTCAAGCCCTGTAACTTATCAATAGACATAGGTCTAATCTCAAGAATAGAATTTGTAAGGAAATTTTCAATTCCTTTCTTAGTGGATGCCAGCTTCTGTCGATTTGCTCTGTTTCCTGTTGTATTTTGAAGCGAGCCCTCAGTAAGAAACTTAAACAGAGGTCCACGCGCACGCGCAATAGAGGTTCTAAATGGCGACATTACCTCTTCTGCCTGCTTCATCGTAGGAGCTACGGTAATCTGATGCGTTGTAGATGTATCAACACATAAGAAAAATGCTTGAATACAATAGTCATACATTGACTTTGCAGCGCCTCTTGGAATGATTAAGTATTGTTTATTAGTAAGTCTTTTCTTAATCATCTTCTTTTCGTAATGTCCCTTAGTTCCTTCAGCAGGATTCGGTGGAACATATACGCTACGTTCTACATAATAATACCAACAGAATACTTGTTCCGCCCAGAGCTTGAATGTTTCTAATAAGTTTAAATCATCGCCATTTGTGAGTGTAAGTTCAGACTCACAATATTTAACGAAACCATCCATAGCATGTTCATCATAGTAAACACCTGGGTTTCTTATAAGGTCATCAATACGATTCATCTCCATTGAGATATATCGATTGACTGGTATTTCTCCTCTCATTACAGCGGCTCTGAATTCGCCATAATATTTGGGAGTCGCTGTGTTTGATAGCATTATTCTTGCTCCTCGCTTTGTCCATTATAAACTCTCATTGCCTTAATTGCATCTGCATAAAGCTCTCTTAAATCGCCTTCAGCTTCAATAGCAGAAGTCTTAGCAACGACTAGTTTCTTTTGTTCTTCGAGAATCTCCTTCTCAAGTTTTTCCTTACTCGAACCAAGTTTTAAATAATGTGTAATAACTTGGGATGAAGCTGTTCCTTCTCTTAATTGTTTTTCCGCGAGATCAATAGCCAAAGATACAAGTTGCTGTTCCCTCGCTTCAGGTGACATTACTGGAGGACTTTTAATCTGAGGCTGATCGTCAGGAACTCTACTAGTGTTTCTTTTTCCCATTTAAAGTCACTTCCAATCCTTTACCTTTCATTATTTTGATATGATCAAGCCTTCTACCAACAATCACATCATGCTCTTCGCCAACATATATTTACAGCCTATGTCATCAGCTTTGACCTGGAAGAGCGTCCCAAATTAGTTGCCTTTAATGAAAGCAGTACAGCTTGTGTCATGTAAGCACTTAAAACCTGACACAACTTGAAAGGAGCATGGCCCGCACCATAATTAGCCACAACTTTGCTATACTGCTC